TCCGAATCGCCGGGAAACAAATACGATGATGTCTGGAGCATTGATCACGATCATTCATGCTGTCCCGGCGAGCGCACGTGCGGTATGTGTATAAGGGGCATTCTGTGCTCTAAGTGCAATTTAGGCATAGGGATGTTTAGCGACGATGTAGCTCGCCTGCTGGGTGCCGCGTCGTACCTCACTTCGCACGCAAGACGTGCGGTACCATCTGGATCAACTACATAACCGCTGCACACCGAGAGCGCCGGACGTGACGCCGGGCGGGAGGCATCCCGCACCACCTCGCGCACCACCCACGAGGCGAGCAGCATCCAAGACCATCCGAATAGGCGGAAGGGCATACGATGCTGGAATTTCTGAGGCGTCAACTCGCTGCGCTGCAGGCGCGGCTTGAGTCGGCGCAGACTGCGCGGGCAGCGTCCCGCGCACTGGCCGACGGCATCATCGCTGCGGCCGAGGCGCGCGCCGAGGGCGCACGCGACCTGACCCCGGAAGAGCAGACAGGATTTGACTCGGCGCTCACCGAGCACCGCTCGCACAACGCCACCGAGATCGGCCTCATCGCCGAGATCGACCAGATGGCCTCACAGATCCGCGAGGCGGAAGAGGCGGACCAGCGCACCGCGCGGGCCAACGAGGCGCACGAGCGCAACGGCGGCGGCGGCCGGGTGGCACCCACGCACGGCTCGACCGCGGCGCCTGACCCTGACGAGGTGCGCAACCTCTCGCGCGGCCAGCGCCGCGACCACGCCATGCGGATGCTCGAACGCGCCGGCAACGGCCGGGGCGGCGAGGGTCTCGTCTCCGAGGAGAATCAGGCTCGCATCGAGCGCATGTTCGGCAAGCGCTCCAAGTGGTTCGACGGCGACATCATCGCCGAGCGGATGCTCGTCACTGAGAACCCGTACTACCGGTCGGCGTTCACCAAGTACGCGAACCACGGCGTCGGCGCTGCGCTGACCCCCGAGGAGTCGCGTGCGGTGGCCGCATTCCAGGACCACGAGATGCGGTACTACCTCAGCGACGCACCGGGCGAGCAGCGTGCGGCGTCCGAGGGGACGACCACGGCGGGTGGATTCGGCGTGCCGATCGTCATCGACCCCACGATCATCCTCACGAGCGGCGCGGCTGACATCCCGTTGCTGCGGATCTCGCGAGTCGAGCAGATCACTAACCAGATCTGGAAGGGCGTGTCGTCCGTCGCGCCGTCGTGGTCATTCGACGCCGAGGCGGCCGAGGTCTCGGACGACATGACCGCGCTCGCTCAGCCGACCGTCACCGCGTACGCGGCGCGCGGGTTCATCCCGTACTCGTTCGAGATCGCGCAGGACTATCCCAACTGGGCAACCGAGATTCAGCGGTTGCTCGAACAGGGTTACCTCGATCTCATCGCGCTGAAGACCGCGGCCGGGTCCGGCACCTCTGAGCCGTGGGGGATTTTCCCGGCGATCGTCGCGGGTGGCACCACGGTTCAGGTGGTCTCGACCACCGACGGCGCGTTCGGCGGCGTCGACGTGTTCAACACGTGGAACGCTCTTCAGAAGCGGTTCCGGGACAAGGCGTCGTGGTTCATGTCCGTCTCGGTCGAGTCGGCGATCCGTCAGTTTGCGGCGGCCGCGGGCTCGTCGTCCGCGTACTTCACGGTCGACCTGTCGGCCGACGGCATTTCCAAGATCAACGGTCGGCCGGTGTACCTGAGCGACTACGCGCCGGCTCTGAACACCACCACCGGCGCGGCGTCGCGTCTCGTCGTGGGTGACTTCCAGAACTTCGTGATCGCGCAGCGAGCGGGCATGACGTTCGAGACGGTTCAGCACCTGTTCGCCACGGCGAACAACCTGCCTAGCCTCTCGCGCGGCCGGCTCGGTTGGGCGCGCATCGGGTCTGACTCGGTCGCGGATAACGCGTTCCGGGTGCAGGTCAACACGTAAGACACCGCGGGGCGCCTGTTGTGGACGGCGGGCGCCCCGCGGTTCATCCGTCCACACGTCCACGATTATCGAATTACCGATAATGCAATCCGGTAATTCGGAAGGGATTCGATCATGAACGCAGATGACGACAAGCCGGCCACGCCGATCGAGAACCCCGAGGCGCCCACGCAGGGCGTGCCGCCCGTGGTGTTCGCCGAGTGCTCCACCTCGGTCGGGTGGGGTGGCCGCACGCTATACCTGAAAGAGGGCCAGGTGTGGGATGCTCGCGACCCGTTCGTCAAGGCGCGCCCGGAGTTTTTCATGGCGGTACCGCGGGTGCTCTGCACCACGGTCGACCCGTCCACGCTGAACATGGCGATCGGCGACGTCGAGGCGGCGGAGAAGCCTAAGGCCGGCAAGCCGCGCACCACCGACGCCAGCACGGCACGCAAGCCGCGCTCGACACGTGGATAAGCCGGGCTCGGTCTGCGTCGCGTACGTCCATCAGAACAACGCGAGCGCGTCGTTCGTTCTGTCCCTGCGTCGCATGATCGACTTCGACAACGCGCACGACGGACTGATTACCAATTTCATCGACACCCGCGGTGGCACCGACGGACTCGCGGCGGCGCGCAACCGGGTAGCCGAGGCGTTCCTCGCCGGTCCCGAGGAGTGGCTACTGTTCCTCGATACCGACATGGGGTTCGACCCCGACGCGCCGTACCGGCTGCTCGCGGTGGCCGACGTGGAAGAGCGGCCGGTGGTCGGCGCGCTGTGTTTCGCCAACCGCGAGATCAGTGACGACGGCATGGGCGGCATGCGTGCCTGGCCACAGTCGACCATCTTCGATTTCGAGGCCGGTCGCTTCCGGGCTCGAAACACGTACCCCGTGAACTCTCTCGTGCGCTGCAAGGCGACCGGGAGCGCGGCCATCGTCATCCACCGGCGGGTGTTCGAGGAGATTCCGGGTGCGTGGTACGACCGGATGGCGGCGGCCGATGGGGTGCTCTCCGAGGATCTCTCGTTCTGCGCGCGGCTCGGCATGCTCGACATCCCGGTGCACGTGTACACCGGCGTGCGCACCACGCACCACAAGAGCATTTGGCTCGGCGAGGCGGATTTCTGGCAGCACTACCTACCGCCCGTCGCGCGCGAGCGCGTCGAGGTGATCGTGCCCACCCGCGGCCGGCCACAGAACGCCGAGGGATTCATGGCCTCGCTGATCGCGTCGACCGGTCTCGCGCGGGTGTCGGTCATGGCCGACCTGGGCGACGTCGACAACATCAAGGCGTGGCGCTCGGTACTCCGCGAGAGCGACTCGCTGACCGTCTGCAACCCGATGCGCGGTGACGCGTTCGGCGGCCGGCCGGCCACGTTCGCGCACAAGGTGAACCTCGCCTATCGGCAGAGCCGCGGGCGAGAGCCGTGGATGCTGCTCGTGGGTGACGACGTGCGGTTCTACCCCGGATGGTTGGACCACGCGCTCGGCGTGGCTCGGGACTACCCGGCCGCGGTGATCGGCACGAACGACCTGACCAACCCGCGCGTCATGGCCGGCGAGCACGCCACCCACCCACTCATCCGGCGCGAGTATGTCGAGCAGGTGGGCGCCTCGTGGGACGGTCCGGGCGTGGTGTGCCACGAGGGGTACGGGCATCAGTTCGTCGACGATGAGATTGTCGCTGCGGCCAAGCAACGGGGGCAGTGGCGGATGGCGATCGGCTCGATCATCGAGCATCACCACCCGATCGCCTCGCTCGCGGTTCCGATCGACGACACGTACCGGCTCGGCCAGTCGACCGCCGAGGCGGACGGCGCGCTGTTCGAGAAGCGGTTCATGGCCTCGTTCTACCCGGCCGAAAAACTCGAGACCGAGCCGGCCGGGAACTCGTCGTTCGGCACGCTCTGCGTGGCCAACGGCGGGGCGCTCGACGAGGCGGTGCCCGATGCTTGACGTGGTAGAGCAGCCATTCCGACACGTGGTCATCGACGGGTGGTGGCCCGAGGAGTTGCTCCGCGCTGCGTCGAACGAGTTCCCCGAGCCGGAAGATCCGCGCTGGGGGCGGTTCGCCAACGCGCGCGAGAGCAAGAGCCAGGGCGGTCTACTGCTCTGGGGTGACCGCACGCGGGAGTATTTCGGCCTGTTGGCCAGCCGCGCCGACGAGATAGCCGAGGCGTTCGGGATCCCTGGCCTGACGATGTTCGCTGACATCGCACCGGAGTTCAACCGGACGGTCATATTCGAGACGTCGGACCACTCGTGGCACGGCCATCCGATTCCCGCGGCGCGACCGCGGCGCAGTCTGGCCGCGTACATGTTCACCGATGCACGGCCGGTCGACTTCGCCAATCAGAGCACGGTCTTTCTGAAGATCGAGGCGGTGCCCGATGCATGAGGCGGTGCGCGAGTACGTCGCTCAGTTCGGCACGCTGGCGCCGGTCAACATCGTGGACATCGGGGGGCGCAACCTCAACGGCTCGATCCGGGGATTCTTCCCGAACGGTCGGTTTACCACGGTCGACATCCAAGCGGCGCGTGACGTCGATGTGGTGGCCGATGCGCGGACGTGGCGGCCGACGACGAACGGCGGCGCTACCCCGCAGGTATGGGACGTGGTGATCTGCTGTGAGGTGTTCGAGCACGTCGAGGCGTGGCGCGAAATAGTCGCGACCTGCTACGAGGTGTGCCGGCCGGGCGGTAGTGTCATCTTCACCTGCGCGGGCGATGGGCGCGCGCCCCACTCTGGCATCGCTGCAACGCCGATCACACCGGGCGAGTACTACGGCAACGTGTCGCCGGGCGACCTGGCCGAGGCGATGCTCGCCGCGGGGTTCGATGTGACCGAGTGCGCTCAACGCGGGCTCGACGTGCAAGCGTGCGGGCAGCGTCCCGCACGGTGGGACTAGGGGCGGGGTGAGCGGCGATGGCGGTTCGTGATCTCGGCGACGCGATGCGGCTGGAGTACCAGACCGTTGACGCCGATGGCAACCCTGTCGCCGCTACCGTCGCGCTGACCGTCACAAGCCCGTCAGGCGTCACGAGTACGCCGGCGGTCACGAGCCCCGCGCTCGGCACTTATCGCGCCACGTTCACGCTCACGGCGGCGGGTGCATGGTTCTGGCAGTGGACGGCGAGCGGGACTGTGATCGACGTCGAGTACGGCGACGTCGAGGTGAGCGCCAAGAGTCCGACGTGGTACACGAGCCTGGCCATGGCGCGCAAGGCGTGCGGCGGTCTGCCGGAAGGCGACCCCGACAAGGATGACCTGTTGATCGCGGCCATCGCGGGGTCAAGCCGTGGGATCGACAACCGTTGCGGGTTCCCGCGGCGGCGGTTCTACCGGGACAAGGATGTGTCGGCGAGATTGTTCGCCGTGGCCGAGCGTGGCCGGTACGACCGGTGTACGGGCGAGTGGGTGTTCGACGTCGACGACCTCGCCAGCACCACGGATCTCGCCCTGGCAACGAGCATGGACGGCACCACTTGGACCACGGTGGCGGCCAGCGCGGTCACCCCGTGCGGGCAGGACGGCGACCGTAACGCGCCCGGCAACATGCAGGCCGTGTGCGAGCTACGTTCCTATGGCGCGGCGTGGTGGGCCGGCGGCCGGCTCGCGCGGGTCACCGAGCGGTGGGGGTGGCCGGCCATCCCTGACACCATCAGCGAGGCGGCGCTCTTGCAGACGTCGCGGTTGTTCGCCCGTCGCAACTCGCCTGAGGGCGTGCTCGGTAACGCCGAGTGGGGCATCGCTCGCGTGAGCCGACTCGACCCCGACGTACGCGCCATGATCGGTGATTATGTCTTGGACGGCATAGCATGATCACCAATCTCGCGACGCTGCGTCTGCGGATCGGCAACGCGCCCGCGGCGATCGTGCTACCCGTGATCGGCAAACTCGTCTGCTACGGGTTCACCCCGACCAAGATCGAACCCCCCGCGTTCTACCCCGGCGAGATCGAGATGGACCGCACGGCCAGCGGACAGCGGACGTTCGGCAACACTCGCGGGTATCACGTCACGGCGACCGTGCTCACTGGCCACGCTGACGATGAGGCCGGGCAGAAGGCGCTTGACCTACTGCTCAGCGAGGGTGGCAGTTATGATCTCATCGGGGCGATCGAGGCGGACAAGACGCTCGGCGGACTCTGCAATGATCTTAACGTCGAGAGTGTCGACGGGTACCGGTTGTACACCGTAGGGAACACTCCGTTCTACGGCGCGAGGTTGCGAATCCTAGTGATCGGGTGAGGGGGCGCGATGATCCTGACTGACTGCCGCATCTTTGCGGGGGGCGCGCACCTGTCCGGCCAGTCCAACCGCATCGAACTGTCGGGCGAGTGCGACGAGGAAGACACCACCAACTTTCTCAGCGCCGGGTGGCACGAGCGCATCGGCTCGCTGAAAGGGTTCAAGCTAGCCGGCGGCGGCCAGTGGAACGCGTCGGACCTGAGCGCGGTGGATGCCTCGCGGTGGGCCGCGCAGGGCGTGGCCGAGGCGTGGTCGGTCGCGCCGGCCACGGTCGCGCCGGGCGACCGGGTGTACGTCGGTAACGCGATGCAATCCAAGTACAACTTCTTCGGCGAGGTGGGCAAGGTCGCGCCATGGACCATCGACGCCAGCGGCACGAGCCCGCTCGTGCGTGGCCGGTCCCTGCACAACTACACCACCGCGCGGACCGCGACCGGCTCGGGCACCGCCGTACAGAACGTCGCGGTCGGCGCTGCGTCCTACCTCTACTGTGCCCTCCACGTGATCTCGGTGTCCGGCACCGCATCGCCCACGCTGACGGTCCGGGTGCAGTCCGACAACGCGGTCGGGTTCCCGAGCCCCGTCACGGTGCAGACGTTCACCGCGGCGACCGCGATCAGCAACCAGTTCGCCCGGGTGGCCGGCCCGATCACTGACGATTGGTTCCGCGCCGACTGGACGATCAGCGGCACGAACCCTTCGTTCCTCTTTGTCGTCACGATTGGAGTTGGCCCGTAATGACCGCAATGGTTCTGACTGCGGCGTACCTGAACCTGACCGGTCCGGGTCTCGTCCACAGCTACATGAGCAAGATCGAAGTGACGGCCGAGGTCGAGGAGAAAGACGTAACCGTCTTCACCTCGCTCGGGTGGAAAGAGGTCGTCGGCGGCCTGAAGAGCGGCAACGTCTCGTGCACGTTCAAGAACAGCTACGTCGACGCGACGCTCGATGATCTGCTGTGGGCGGTGTTCGGCTCGGTCATCGCTTACGAGTCGCGCGCCACACAGAGCGCGGTCGGGGTCAACAACCCCAAGTACACGGGCAGCGTTCTGATCAAGCAACTGCAGCCGATCATGGGCACCGTGGGCGACGTGGCCGAGCAGTCGATCACGTGGCCTACGTCGGGTGCCATCACTCGCGCAGAGGCGTAGGCGAGGCTTTCAGTGGCCGGCGCGAGCATGTCTGTCTCGGTGCAGGCCGACGCGCTCGCCGCGCTCGGTCGGGCGATGAAAGCCGAGGCGGACGGCAAGGCGCTGCGCAAGGATTTGACCAAGGAACTCAAGGGGATCATCTCGCCGATCGTGAGCGAGGCACGCGGCGCCGCGACCGGCATGCCGAGCGCCGGACTCGAGCACGACGGCGAGCCGCTACGTTCGGCCATCGCCCGGCGCATCGTCGGCGAGGTGCGCTACTCGGGTCGGGCGACCGGCGTGCGGATCAAGGCAAAGCGCAAGGGGATGCCGCGAGGGTTCGAGCACGCGCCCAAGCGGACGAACGCGCGGGGCGGGTGGCGCCGGCCGGTGTACGGCAACAAAGAGGTGTGGGTGACGCAGGTCGGTGTGCCGGACTGGTTCGACGACGTCATGCGTGATCAGCGCCCCGACGCGCAGGCAAAGTGCCTGGCGGCGATGGAGGACACGGCCCGTAGGATCAAGCTACGGGTACAGACAAGGGGTGGTGGCTAGCGATGTGGGTGGAGTACAAGCCTGAGGATCCGTCGGTCAGCGGTGACGGCGGACGTTGGCAGTTCGATCCGGCGCGCGTGCTCGGCGCGCACGCCGAGATGATCGAGCGGCGGTTCGGCTCGACGTGGGAACAGTTCTCGGTCGCGGTCATGCGCGGCTCGATCAAGGCGCGACGGATCCTGCTGTGGTACTTCCGGATGCTCGCTCACCCCGGGTACCGGTTGGAAGATCTGCCCGAGTTCTACACCGGCGAACTCGTGGTGTCGTTCGACGTATCCGAGTTGACCGCCATGCGCGGCGACGCCGAGCGCGCAGAATGGGACACCGCCGAGGAGCGCGAGGGTGTGCTCATGGCGATTGATAAGCAACTCGCCGAGGCGATCGGCGAGGAAGAGGAACGGCTCGCCGCGGTGGCCGGCGCCGGCCGGGAGGTGGACGAGGGCGAGGGAAAAGCGCCCTCGCCGAGCGACGAGAGTTCAACTGGGTAACGGCGGCCGAGGTGGCCGGCATCAAACCGTGGGAGTGGCGGCGGCTCACGGTGGCCGAGCAGATGCAGCTATGCGACTTCTGCGAGCGGGCACGCGCACAGGCCGCACAAGCGGGATCGTCCTAGGGGGGTGAGTCGGTGGCCAGCGATACGAGTCTCGTGTTCAACATCATCGCCAAAGACAACGCGAGCAAGCATTTCTCTAAGATGAAGACGATCGCCATAGCCTCGCTCGCGGCGATCGGCGTGGCCTCGATCAAGTTCGGGATTGACTCGGTAAAGGCCTACAGCGACGCGGAGAAGTCACAGGCAAAGCTGAGCGACGCGTTCGCCCGGATGCCGAAACTGGCGCACGGCAACATCAAAGAGTTGCAGGATCTCAATACCGCGCTCGCCCAGAAGACTCGGTTTGACGACGACGCATCGGCCAGTGCCGAGGCGCTGCTCGCTACGTTCAACCTCAACCAACAGCAGATCTCCGCGGCGATCCCGATCATTCAGGACTACGCCGCCAAGACCGGTAAAGATTTACCGGCGGCCACCGCGGCTTTCGGCAAGGGCCTGATGGGCTCTGGCCGGATGATGAAAGAGCTTGGCATTAGGTTCAAAGACACTGGCAACACGGGCAAGAATTTCGATCAGATCATGTTCGGCATGACACAAAGGGTCGGAGGATTCGCCGAGAAAGAGGGCAAGACCGCGGCCGGTCAGGCGGCGATTCTCAAGAATCAGTTCGGTGAACTAGAGGAAAAGGTGGGCGGGATGCTCGTGCCCGCTCTCATGAAACTGACCGGACCGTTGCACTCTGTCCTCGATTTCATGGACCGCAACGGTAAGACCATCCTGATTGTTGTCGGTGTGATCGGCACCCTGATCGGCGTGGTGTGGGTAATCAACGCTGCGGTCAAGGCGTACACCGCCGTACAGATCGCGCTCAACATCGCCATGTCGCTCAACCCGATCGGACTGATCATCATCGGTGTTGCGGCATTGATCGCCATCATTGTGCTTGTCGCCACCAAGACAAAGTTTTTCCAGACCATCTGGTCGCACGTGTGGGGATTCATGAAAGGCGTTGGCGCGTGGTTCGCCGGGCCGTTCGCCGGATTCTTTGTCCGCACGTGGAACTCGATAACGAGTGGAGTATCACGGGTCTATCACAATGTCGTCGACTATTTCGGCAAGGTGCTGAAGTTCATCGGCGGCATCAAATCCAAGATCAGCAGCATCGCGAGTGGCATGTGGAACGGGTTGGTCTCGTCATTCAAGGGCGCGATCAATCTGCTGATCCGCGGGTGGAACGCGCTCGACTTCGGGATCCATGTGCACCTGCCGTCGTTCCTCGGCGGTGCGGGGTTCGACGTCGACGACGTGATTCCCGACATTCCGTACCTGGCCAAGGGCGGCATCGTCCGGGCTCGGCCGGGCGGGACTGCGCTCGTGGCCGGGGAGGGTGGCCGCGACGAGGCGATCGTGCCGCTGCCTCGCGGCGGTGGGCTCGGCATGGGCGGCGTCGCTCATGTGGTGTTCCGGCTCGACGGCGGAGACCCCGAGCTACGGCGGTGGCTGCGCCGGGTGATCCGCGGCGACGGCGGCACGAGCGTGACGTTCGCTGACGGGGGCCTCGCGTGACGATCACGTTCAACCCTCCGGGTACGCGGCTCGCGTGCAAGACCGAGATCGCACTCGGCGCCGACCTCACGGCCGATCCCGCAACGTGGTCATGGACCGACGTCACGGCCTACGTGCGTCACGCGGCCGGCGTGGACTACCAGACCGGGCGCGCCGACCAGTGGTCGAACACCGACGAGACGGCGGCCAGTCTCGTGTTCGACAACCGCGACGGACGGTTCAGCCGGCACAACCCGAGCGGCGCCTACTATGGGCGCCTCTCCAAAAACACGCCACTGCGGTCGGGGTTCGACGCTGGCGAGGGCACGTGGTACCCGGTCAAGCAGTTCGTGACCGAGTGGCCGAACCGGTGGGACATCTCGCGCGTCGATAAGACGACCAAGATCAAGACTGCCGGGGTGCGGCGCCGGCTCGCTCAGGGCGCCGTGGTCAAGAGCCCGTTGCGCCGGACGTGGGATGCCGCGCTGCCTACCGCATATTGGCCGATCGAGGAAGGGTCCGACGCCAAGACGATCGCGAGCGCGGTCACCAATGGCCCACCGCTGCGTCTGCGTGGTGCGGTCGCTCTCGGGGAGACGTTGCCCACGCTCGGCTCGGCCGGCGCGGCGGACGTCTCGGCCACGGGCGCCGCGGTGTTCGGCTCGACCGGCATCCCCTCGATCCCGGTCGCCTCGTGGGAAGTCGAGGTGACGATCGGGTGGGAGGCGCTGCCCGCGCTCGACTTCACCAAGATGTACCCGATCATGACGCTGAAGACGCCGGGCTCGGCGATCGAGCAGTGGTACGTGTTCCTGCGTTCGATTAACCCGTTCGGCACGTACGGGTTCTCGGTCTGGTACCTCACCGCGGGCACGATCCAAGAGGTGGTCACGATCGCCCCGCCGTTGGTGAACGGTCAGCCTGTGTCGTTCCGTCTGGCGCTCACGCAGAACGGCGCCAACATCGATGTCACGGTCGACCCCAACGGGCCGGGCGGAACGTCGACCGCGGCGACCGCGGCGACGCTGTATGCGCCCACCTATTTCGAGGCGTCGTCGACGTTCTACACCGACGCGATCGGCGGCATCCCGGGCGGGTTCGCGGGTGGGTGGCAGGATCTCACTCACGGACCGACGTCGCTGTCTCACCTCGCGTTCCTCACCCCCAAGCGTGCCGCTCCGGTCACGTACAAGATTGCGAACGGTTTCGTCGGCGAGACGGCGGTCGCCCGGATGACGCGGATATGCACCGAGGAGGGCATCCGGTTCAGCGCGCAGTCCGGCACCACGGTGGCCATGGGTCCACAGCCGAGCGCGACCGCGCTCGACGTGCTCGACGACTGCGCTAAGACTGATCTTGGTTTCCTCTATCAGGCCGACTTTGGGCTCGGGTACCAGCCGACCGACGCGCGCACGAATGCCACGTCCGCCATCTCGATCGGGTTCGGCCAACTCGGCGAGCCCCCCGAGGCGGCCGACGATGATGCGTTGTACCGCAACCAGTGGACGGTCAGCCGGCCGAACGGGATCTCGGCCACCGTGCGCAACTCCGAGGGGGTCACGTACAACGGGCTCTATGACGACGAGACGGTCGCCAACGTCGAGAGCGATACGACGGTCGATAGCCAGGCCGGCTGGCGGACCAACCGTGACTCGATCGAGGTACCCCGCTGGCCCGACCTGTTCATCAACTTTGCCAACGCCGGGGTGAGCTCGCTGATCTCGACGTTCAGCGGATTGACGTTCGGGCCGATGGCCACGCTCACGGGCGCGCCCTCGCCGAGCCCGCCGGAAGACCGGCTCGTGTTCATCGAGGGGGTCAGTGGATTCTTCACCCCGCTCGACTTCACCGCGCGGCTGACCAACTCGCCAGCGGACGCCTACCGGGTAGCCAAGTACGCCAGCGATGCAGGAGACCTCGGGGCGGTTGGCCGATACCTCTCCGACGGCTCGACCTTGCGTGCGGCGGTCACCTCGGGCGCGACGTCGTTCGACGTCGACGCCGGGGGCGGTCCATGGTGGACAACGGCGGCCGACGACCTCACCCCGAACATGCGCCTACGGCTCTTCCCCGCTCGCACCGAGCTACACGGAGAAGAGATCGACGTGTCCGCCGTGACCGACGTGGCGGGCTCGTTCGTCAGCGTCGGCGCGGCGGTCAGTGGCACCGGCGTCGGTCCGGCTACGCCGGGTATGCCGGCCGGCATCGCCGTAGGCGACACGCTCTTTCTGGTCGCGGTGAACCGCAACATCATCCCCACGGTGACTGCACCCGTGATCAGTAGCGCCCTGTGGACGTTGGTGGCCGACGACTCGATCAGCAACCAACCGGCCAACATGCGAGTGTGGGCGCGCACATACGACGGGGTGTTCACCGCGCCGGGCATCACGTTCGCGGGCGGCGCGACGGTGGACTATCAGGCGCAGATCTCGGCGTTCCGCGGGTTGCCGCTCGACGCGACCAAGGTGGTTCTCTCCTACGCGGCCAACGCGAGCGCATCGGCGGCTGACATCGCGGGGGCGCCCATGCGGCCACGCCACCACCGGCGCCTCATTCTGGCGATCGGGTGGCGCGCGGATGACTGGACGTCGGTGGCCACGTACGTCGCGACCGGCACCACGTTCACTGAGATCAGCGAGCCGAGCGTCACCGCGGGCGACGACCAGGGGTTCGTGTGGGATTACGCGTTCCAGACGACCGAGGTGGACGTACCGGCGGGCTCGTTCGTCGTGACCGGCGGTGGCGCGGCGGCCACCCGCTCGATCGTGCTGCTGTGCGACGGTGGTCACCAGACTCTCACCGCGTCGCGCGGCGTCGGCGGCACCACGGCCACCGCACACGCACAGTACGACCGGGTGGAAGTGGCT